GTAGATCAAGCATATGACATGAGTTTTTTTAGCAATAATAATGCTGATAATATATTAGATGACAATAATCGAGTTTTAGGACAAAGTACATCTGGAAGTGTAACTGCTTTTGGTTTTGACACTGCACCTGCTAATGCAATTAATAGTGTAACTGGTGTTGCTTGTCCAGATGAATTGCTAATTAAATGGGTTGCGGATAGTTTTTCGCCAAATGTTCATGCAGATCATACATTAACAGTTTTTGGAGTTACTTTAAATCCAGCTATAGAATTTGATAGTGATAAAGATGATTTAAAAAGACTTAGTGACTTAAAATATTTTTATAGTGGCGGTGCTGGTTTAACCGCATCATGGGATTCCGATGCAATAGTGTATGGACATGATGCACATAGAGATCTTTTGCAACGTTTTGCAGGTATATCTAGTGATGATCCTACAAATTGGAGTGCGTTAAATACAGATCGTACTGTTGATGGTTGGAAAATACGATATTGGCAATTAGATCCTACATCATTAAAAGATAATTTAGATAAACTTGCTTATGAATTTGGATTTGTGCAAAAGTTTGATGCTGAAAATAATGTAAAGTATATTTACGTTAAAAAATCCAGTGAATTAAGCGCAGTGTTAAATTTATCAAAAAATGATGTAAAAAATATTTCAATTAGTACTACTGGCCTTAATAGTGTTATCACACAAATGGATATAAATAATAACTTACATCCTGCTGAAAATAATAAATATTATAGTAGTTCATCTATAATAAATGATAACAGATTTAAATACAATCTTGGTGAAAAAGAAGGCATAAAAAATATTAACTTAGATTATAATATAGGAGCAATCCCAACGTCTGCTAATTCTGATCCAAATACAGATTTTTACTCTTATTACGATAATTTAATAGGTGATATGAAAGTTTTAGTGCAATGCGAGGTAGTAAATCTTGCTAAAGGTTATCAATTAGAAACAGGCGATATAATTACGTTTACAGATATGCCAGTTGAAATGTTTGGAACAAATTTTACTACTAGTACTAAATTTATGATTGTAGAAACAAAAAGATCACCAGGACAAATAATAATAACTGCAAGAGAGGTTGGATAATGGGATACCAAAGATTTACAACACCACGTGCATATGTTTGCACTATTAATTATAACTTAGCAACATCATGGAATAATGCGTCTGGAGCAACAACTGTGTTAGGTGAGGTAGAGCTTAAAGATGATAGTGGTAGAGAAATTTCTTTTGCATCTGGCAATAAAGAAGATTTATTTGACTTAAAACCACATAATCCAGTACAAATTGCTGCTGCATTTCAATCATTTTATATTCAATATGATACAGAGATGGGAGATAATTCATTAGGTACAAATAATTTTTTAGCAATTTTAAATCACAATTTTGCTAGTGCAGATGCAATATTTAAAGTTCAGGTAAGTGATTCAGAAGATTTTAGCAGTGGTGTAACTACTGTTTCTGATCATAGTAATTATACAAATAAGATAAACGCAGAAAATAATAATAGTGCAAATGAAATTGATCCTGCAAATAATGGATGGAGCTTGATTACATTTCCTGCTTTAACAGGTGTAGGAAATCAATATTTACGCATAACTATTGAAGATGATGGTGGTCCTTCAAATAACTTTAATACCGATGTTTTTATAGGTGGTATAATGTTTGGATCTTATGTTGATTGGCCACATGCAGTAGATTTAAATCTAACAACCTCTTATGATTATGATGGAACAAAACTTAATAATTCAGTGGGTGGTAGCACCTACGCTCACGCGTCACATTTTGGACCACCAACATGGACAGTGACCAATCCTTGGGTAAATACCACCACATCAAATCAAAATACATATGGTTTTCAACGTAGGTATGGCCGTCAAAAACATAATTTAAATTTTAGTTATGTGCAAGACACTGATTTATTTAGCGCAGATCAAACCGCACATCCCGCTTTTTTTACTGGATCAGACTTACATTCTCAGTTCTATAATAAAATCATTGGCCAACATATACCATTCCTATGGACATTAGATAAAGACAGCACTACTTCGGGAGATTATGGACTGTATAGATTGGCTAATTCATCATTTTCATCTCAGCAAGTAGCACCCAAAGTATATAACGTAGGATTTGATATTATAGAAAGCTGGTAAAATAATCCTTGCCAAGTGTTGACAAAGTTTCTTAGTTTCTGTCAACACTATGAAAGAATTAAAACAACATATGAGAGAGTGTGGTTTTTCACAAAACCAATTAGCTAAACATATTGCACTCGATAAGTCCATGTTATCATTAATGATGAATGGCAAAAGAAAATTTAGACATGAACATAAGGTCCGCATTGCGCGTGTACTTGGCATTAAGATGGATTTTATTAAATGGCCTTATTAGATTTGCTCCATAAGACATGGGCAGTACCACTTTTAATAGTGTACCCACAACTACACTCTCTCTCTCTTAACACTATTAGGTGCTGCCCATGATATACGAAATAATTATTCAAGATAAAGATGAGCGATTTCAATTTGCTCAAGATTGTCGCAAAATATTCGATAAATCGGATACATATCAACCGCAGTCAAAGCAATCAGATGTAGGTGTTCGAGCAGAAATAACCGAACAGCAATATAAAAAAGTGATTGCTTTATTAGATAGACGCGGATATTCATATAAACTAATAAAGGAGTAATCGATGAGTGGTTTACTTAATGCTGATTATAACGTGCCTTCTAGTGGTGAAAGCAGTTATATGAAGTTTGTAAAAGGTGAAAATAGATTCCGAATATTAGATACACCAGTAGTTGGTTATCAATATTGGCAGGATGATAGGACACCAGTTCGTATTAAACTAGCTAACGAAGCACCTGCTGGTGAGAAGCCAAAACATTTTTGGCAAGTACCAGTATGGAATAATGATCAAGTAAAGATACTGGATATTACGCAGGCTACTGTGCAAAAGCAGTTGCTAGAGTTGGATCGTAATAGTGAGTGGGGAAACCTATCACAATACGATGTGATTGTTACTAGAAATGGCGATGGTATGGACACTACTTACACTGCAACGCCATGTCCTAAGTCACCTATGACCGATGAAATAACGAAGGCTTACAAAGAGTTTAAAGCCGACTATGATCCAAACGCAGTATTTGAAGGAAACGCCGCTACCCAAGAAGAAGAGCTACCTTTCTAAATATGCCTTCTTCCGCATCCAGAAAAGGCTACAAAGGTGAAGTCGAGGTCGTAGAATTGCTCCGCGATCTTGGCTTCACCGCCGAGCGTTCATGGGGAAGTGATGGGCGCAGCTTTGGCGAAAAGAGTGATATAGATGTCAAAGCTACTAAAGGCGATCTTACTATCCTGGTACAAGTAAAGAGAAGAAAAAAGATCGCAGGATTTTTAGATTTTAAGAATGCAGATGTAGTGATGGTCAGGCAGGATAGAAAGCCTTGGCTATGGATTGCAAAGCATTCATGGATGAAAAATTTATTTAAACGCGGAGTCGTAGAAACCCATAACCAAGAAAATGGCGTGTCTAATGATCGTGATAGTCAAGACTCCGCGAAATTTAAGGAGAGAGAATAATGCCATATCCAATGAAACCTAAAGCAGCAATGGTTGCTATCGTATCAAAGAGTGTATTAAAAGCACTGGAAAAGCACATACCAGATGAAGATAAGCGTGTTGATGTTGCGCTGGATGTATGTGATGATATTTTAAAAACATTACAACGCAGGAGAGAGAAATGAAATACAAAGAATTTAATCAATTAAGAGATAGTTTTTTTAAAACTGCATCTGAGGTAAGTGATAACAAATCAATCGAGTATACCATTAGCAATGATGATAAACTATACAATTTTAAGCACGTAGCGGATCGGCTTGGAATTACACCAAAGCAGGCACTAATGGTATATGTATTGAAACATGTTGATGCGCTGGCTAACGATGCAAAGACAGGCAAAACACATAGTGATGAAACCACATATAATCGTTGTCTTGATGTGGCCAATTACATGGTGCTTTTGGCTGCTATCGATAAGGAAAATCCACATGCAAGTAACACTAAGCCAAATGGAGTTGCGGATAGCGAAGGGCGTAGCACAAGCAAAAATGAATCAGAATCAACGCAATGGAGTGACATCTCGCGGTCTGCGTGATTTAACCATAGATATGCGTGGAGTGTGCGGAGAACTCGCTGTGTGTAAAAAATATAATGCATATCCTGACTTTGTGATTGGACCACATTACAGTGGTTATGATCTTAGTATCAGTGATGTAAGAATTGATGTTAAGACTACAAAGTATAATCCTGGGTATTTACAAGCAAAGCTAAAAAAGAACGTGAAAGACTGTGATGCATTTATATTAGTGCATGATGCAAGTCCTGTATTTACGTTGTTAGGCTGGGCAAAGTCTGAAGAATTAATTAGCGATACAAATATAAAAGATACTGGTTATGGTCCTAACTATAATATTGATAGTAGTTCCTTAACATCAATGGATTTCTTTGAACCTTATATTGAGTGGAAGCAAGATGCGAAGTCAGTTTAAAGGTGCATTGGGTGAACTTGCAGTTCAAAAAGATTTAATTATGCAAGGTTATAATGTGTATCATCCTATTGTAGATGCAGACCAAGTAGATCTGGTAGTTGAGATGACCAATGGTGCAATGAAACGAGTGCAGGTTAAATCAGTATTGGAAGTATCCAGAGGTACAGCAGTAGAAGTCAATCTAAGTAAATATCGCAATACTGGACGAGTTGATGTAGTGGCAGTATACTATGTACCTAAAGATATAGTTGCGTATGTACCATACGAAAATACGCATGCATTGTGCCTTGCGTTGAGTACAGGTAAGAATAATCAGAGCAAAGGCAGAAAGTGGTTTTATTCTTACGAAAGGTTTCCAGAGTTTAGCTGATGATAGAATATTACGCAGGTAGCATCCAGTATGATACTGAAGATTTACAAACGGCTGATGAGGTCATTACAAGGTTAGACTTAAAAGATTTAATTAAAGACCTTAAAAAGTTAAAAAATTTAAGAAGAGGTGCAGAACTATTGTTTGCTGCGCAGGTGCAGTATGATGGTTCTGAAGTAGATATAACTAATAAAGTGAGGAGAGAGATAAATGGATAATGTATTACAGTGGGGTAAAAAATTATTTGCCTTAAAGAAAATAAAAGACAGAAAAAATACCGATGCATATAAAGCAGATGAACATATTTATTATTGTAAGTCATGCAATCGGTGCTGGGAAAAATCTAAACAAACAACAAAGTATCATATAGAGTATTACGAAGATTTTGTGACCTATGGTAAAGAAAGAAAAATTTGTAAATATTGCACACCTGACGCAAATGTCTAAGAGGATGACATATGTATTTTCCTTTGTTTGGCTTTGGTATGGGCAGCCATGTCAGGTGTGAAACTTTTAGACCTATTTAGTGGTATAGGTGGATTCAGTCTTGCTGCGCAGTGGGTTTGGAAAGATAAGTTAGATATTGTTGGATTTTGTGAGATTGATCAATATTGCAGGAAGGTATTAAAGAAAAATTTTCCAGATACAACAGTATACAATGATATTAAAACACTTAGTGGGTTTTCATTTAATAATGTAGATATAATTACTGGTGGCTTTCCATGCCAGGATATATCTCAGGTAGGAAGAGGAGAAGGTATTGAAGGAGAGAGGTCTGGTCTTTGGTCAGAAATGCATAGAGTCATTAGCGAAGTACGACCAAGATTTGCAATCATTGAGAACGTTCCAATGCTCGCTATTAGGGGCGGAACACGAATTATTAACGATCTTGCCAAAATCGGCTATGATGCTGAATGGCAAATTATTTCTGCAAAGCAAGTTGGAGCTTGGCATCAAAGAGAAAGAATCTGGATTGTTGCCTACGCCAACGGCCAGCGATTACAAAGGCTGGTCCGCAGGTCACAAAAGAGCAAACGATCCAACGAATCGATTGGACTTTGCAATAGAATCAGTGAACAAAGTGGGTGGAACGCTGAACCCAGAGTTCGTAGAGTGGCTAATGGGATTTCCAATAGGATGGACCGACTTAAAGGACTCGGAAACGCAATAGTGCCGCAGATAGCTTATTATATTTTTTATAAAATCAAACAAATGGAGGTCTTATGAGTTTTTGGCTACAATCATTATCTGAGAATGGATTTGATGTATTTACCTTAGTATACATCGCAGTGTTATTGATTATATATCATTATTTGATGCGCTGGTTTAATAATCAAAAGTTTAAGCACTTGGAAAAAGTTATGAAAGAAAGATCAGAAAAAATAGAAGAAATGCTGTTAGAAATTTATGATGAGGTAGAAAAATGATATTAATAGATATATCAGAATACCTGCTAAATGGAATACTGGCACTTATACTAGTGCATTATATATTATTTTTAATCAATAGATACAAAAGGAACGAGAATGAGTAAAACAAAGCTACATGGACAGAATTATGTCCTTCAGAATGGCAATCGTGCTAGTTCTGTAACCACTATCATCAATGCTATGTTAGGTTGGAATAAGAATACCTTGATTGCGTGGGCAAAGCGGATGACTGCGCAGGGCGAGGATGCTGATGCAGTAATGCGTGAAGCAGGTCGCATAGGAACGTTGACACACCTATTAATACAAGGCTTTTTTCAAGGTTTTGATGTTGACACGCGTGATTTTACACCAAATCAAGAAGAAAAAGCACTAAAAGCCTTTTTTGGCTTTAAGTCATGGTATGACAAAGCAGGCATGAAAATATTAGCCAGTGAACTTGTCCTGGTAAATGAAGAGTTGCAGGTTGGTGGCACAGTAGATGCCATTGCCAAGAAAGATAATGAATTGATTGTGGTAGACTGGAAAACTTCAAAGGGCGGTCCATACCCAGAAATGATTTGCCAGCTAGGCGCCTACACGTTTATGTACGAAGCTGCGCAGCCGAAGGCTAAGGTATCTCATGGTATCATAATGCGTTTTGGTAAGGAAGATGGCAAATTTCATCAACATGTTATTGATCGCAAAAAACTGGACGCTGGTGCGCAGGTTTTTAAGCATTGCTGCGCATTAAATAAGTTGCGCAGTGCGCTGTGATTCGCCCACAGGATGTATTTACTCGCATATCTCGTAATGGTAACAGAGCTTGGTGTCCTGAGTGTGATCTAGGCTCTAATCGTCCTCAAGGTACAGTAACTATTAATGAGGATTATGCTCATTGCCATAAGTGTCAAAAAACATGGCAATTTGATGAAGATGAGAAAATACAAAAGAGAGAAGAATACGTATTAAGTAATACTAAGGCTGTTGTATCTGTCGACAAAGGTGGCTACGCAGATGCGCGGAATGCATTTATAAATGGATGGGAAAAATTTGTAAAGGCTATGGACTTGCCTTGGAATGATCAATGTCTTAAAATGCCTGTAGGTGTGCGAAAGAATGATGATGGTAAGCCACAGTTAGTATTTCAAATCAATGATAATCATGTAAAGCATCATAAAGGAAAGCAGTTCGGTGATGCGCAGTGTAAGATGTTTGGGACTCCGCAACTTCTCAAAAACTATCTTATATTGTGCGAAGGTGAAAAAGATGTAGTCACCGCATACTGCCAAGGCGCACCTGCGATTACGTTTACGTCTGGTGCAGGTGCGCTGCCTGCTGAATTAACCTTGCCTACAGGATATAATAAACTATATATCATATACGATAACGATGAAAAAGGTATAGAAGGCTCGAAAAAGGTAGCAAAACGGCTGTTTTCTAAGGAATTGGAGTTGTATGCCGTTGATTGGAAAAATAAACCTTTAGGCTATGATATAACTGACTGGTTTAGTGATGGTAATACGCTGGAAAACCTGCTTAGTTTGTGCAATAGGTATGGTGAAAGTGCGGTGGATCTGGGTGGTATGCAGTCGTTTAGTATGTCGCAGTTTCGGACCACATTCAACCAGTTGCCTAGACCGATCATTGAGTCGTTGTTTTATGATGGTGACATTATGGGTATCGCAGGTGGTACGAATGTGGGTAAGTCGGTGTTTAGTTTGCAGTTGTCGATGTGCCTTGCTATGGGTGTGCCGTTTATGAACTATCGGATTCCTACTGCGCAGCGTGTGTTGCATGTGCAGTTTGAGTTGAAGGATGAGAGTTTTAGTGGCTTAATTAAGAATGTAGGTAAGCCGTTGATGGATCAATATCCGATTGAGTCAGAGAATTTGGATAAGAACCTGCGCTTTACTGGTGATGGGCAGTCGAATCTGTTTCAGGATAAATGGGATATAATTGATGCTAATTTAGTGCATGAAGAATATGATGTGCTGGTGGTGGATAACTTGTATACCAGTACGCAGTTGTCGATGTCTAAGAACTCAGATATAATGGAATTGCTGCGTAAGATCGTGAATATTAAGAAAAGACATAAGGTTGCTATTGTGTTGGTGTCGCATCATAAGAAGATCGGTGAGATGACTCCACTCGATGTATCGCAGCTATTAGGTGGATCTGCGTATTCTAACTTCTTGGATTGTTTGGTCCAAATGGCCGATGCTAGGCGTGTTCCTGGATTAAAGGTAATGAAGATAACGAAGGTGCGCAGTCATAACGAGTTGCATAATGTACCAGTTGGTATTAAGATGATTAATATTGATGAAGAAGATCGGCGTGAATTGTATTTTAAATATATGAAGCCACTTCCTAAAAATGAGATGTATTGGTATAGCGATCCGAAAGAGTCGAATGAAGAACGCGTGCTTGCTGCGGTTATGACAGATGGTCATAATTTTAGTACCTCTGCGTTTGCTGTTGCGCTGGAAAGTGTGATGAAGTTGAGCAGTAAAACAGCTTTATATAATTGGCTTTCAAGAATGGAAAATCAAGGCTTAATTCGTAAACTTGATCATGGTCATTACTGTAAAGTAACTACTGAATTAGATGATTTTCTTGATTAACTCGACACAAAGAAAACAAAGACTTTGAAGACTTTGAAGACTTTGAAAGTCTTTTGGCAAAATAAAAAAAGACTTTGCGTGATTTGGTTTATCGAGAAGAGAGAGAGAGAAAGTCTTCATATTCTTCATAGTCTTCATATTCTGCCTATCGATGATTTACCCTGAAAAGTGCGTACTTTCGGATAAGAAAGAGAATTACTGCGAGTTTGCTCAAAACATACGTGGCGAGACTCATTGTGCGCTGGTTTTGGAGTGGTGGCATGATACTAGAGTTAGCCAGTTGGATAAGTGTTTTTTGAAAATTAAGAATCGCGCCAAGTTGTCATGGCGCAACAGGCAAATTAAAAAACAAAAATAACCTTGGCCATATAATATAATAACCCTAGCAGTATAATATAATTAGCACAAATATGCCTTATTAAGTGTGCAAAAATCGATCAAAAATGAAAAAAAATCAATTCAAAAAAAGTATGTGCATAAAAAAGATTATGTATAATAGGATTTAAAACACGAAAAAACACAAGTAGAATTCAAACTAATATTTGAAACGGCTGCAATGATCAAAAGATCTTTTATTTTTAGTGTTTAATTTGCGCAAAAACGCGCGTTTTATTTGTGCGGCTTGGTATGTATAGGTAAAAAAAAACCGCGTTTAAAACGCGGCTTTTTTTGTTTAGTGTTGTGTATTTATTCCGATGCGCTAAAATACAAAATCAACGCCAAAATAAACCATATTAACCACTCAAACATAGTTGTAATATCCATACTAAAACGCATATTGATAAGTATATATGCGCTATTTTTTCGAGTGTTTTAAGCATGTTTAAACCTCTTTTTTAATTTCCATAGATACCGCCGCAAAAACGGCGATATTTCGCGCGGTAATTAATCGCGCTCTTCAGTATGGATTTATTTATATTTATCTATATGCGTTGAATTATTCCATTCTTTATGATCCTTATCTTCTTCATAGCTAGTAAATGTAAATTCTTCCTTCTGAGTTTTTTTAGCGTATTGATATTTATTATCGGATTCCTGCATTTTATTAATTGTGCTAAAGTAAATCCAATCAAGCCTGAATTCACCTTCATATAACTCAGTAACAAAGCTATTTATTGCTTTAGCGCATTTATGCGCGGCTTGGTCTAGTTTAGTTTGATCTTGTTTTTTTTGTGCTTTTGTTTTTGGTTTTATCATTGTTATTACTCTCTTTTTTTGTTTAATTAATTAGATTCTCTAAAAAGTATATATTTATTGAATCCAGCATGATACATATTTTTAGCTTTATGATCTTGCTTTTTATATTTATCAATCGCGAAATATTTCTTTTTAGTTTCTTTTACTTGGTCCGCTGTTTTAATTTCTTCTAAACTTTCAACGATCATTTTTTCAGTAATTAAATCGCGTGTAATTTTATTTAACGCGCCGCCGTAATTACTAATTGATTTATTTGAAAGTTGAGTATTTTCATTTAACCAGTTTTTAAAAGTGTTATACATTGTTTTTCCTTTTTATTTGTTTGACTAAGACAGCGCAAAAAATGCGCTGTTTCTGGCCTTCTGCCTTCTTCAGTTAGTGCTTAATAAGTCCTATTTTATTCGTTGCGATCATTTTCATATCATTTACGCTGCAATCAATATACCGCGCTTTTTTTAGATCCTCTTTAGTATCAAATATTACCGCGCGTTTATCAGTGTCTTTTATTAGGTGGTCCATTTTCCCACCAGTAGAAAAACAAAAGATAAAATTTGGCGGCGGTGTTACAGATTTAAAAAATGGTACGCTTTTGGTATATCCATAAAAAATAATATTAGGATTATTTTTTGCAATGGTTAACCAGGAACGCAAATATTTAAGGCTGTAAAAATCGCCGCTCGAATGGATGCGCACAAACTCAACACGCTTTTCTATTAACTCACTTTGGATTGATTCAATAAATAATTCAGTGTTTTTTGTTAATTCATAATTAGAATTATATTTTGCCTGTACATTAGGATATTTAAACGTGCCTTTATCAGCGTAACAATATTCCTTGCATATATCCGCAAATGGACAGCATGAAACCGCTGGCAAATTAAACTCATACAAGCGCACGCCGTTTAATTTAGCGGTCTTTTTTATTTTGCTGTTTGTGTTTGTTAAGTAATTACTCATTGTTTAACCTCTCTCTTTTCTCTTTATATAGTTGCCTGTTAATTTCAGCGCGTATGTCTTTTGCGCCAAAAATTCTCACTAGTTTAATTAGTGTGTTATGTGAAGTTGGCACAATTGGACTTTGTCTATCAACTTCTTTTAAATAGTGTTTAACCGCTATAATTAAATCATCACTCATTTTTTAACCTCTCTCTTTTGTTAATTCAGTTTCAAAATCGTTTGTTAATAATATAAAAGCATTATCTTTAGTATTATATGAACATGAAACTATATTTATATTACATACTTTTTTTAAGTGATTAATTGCTTGATCTAACAAATGATTATATTGATAATCATATGATAAAACAACGGCGGTTGCTTTATCTTTAGTGCGGCCATTAAAAAACGTATCAATTATTTTAATACGTGTTCCTTTGGTGTTAGTTGCTGGTAATAGTTTGATTTTAAATGCTCTTAATCGATCCATTTTAACCTCTCTCTTTTGTTTTAATTACTCTCTTGCGGCTCTCATTCCGCGCTAAAATATAGCTATATATATATAATGTGTCAACACTTACTTAAATAAAAATATTGAGTCAAAGCAAAAACAAAAAGAAAAGCGGCGCACAATGTCAAATAGTCAAACTAATAAATTGTAAAATGCTAAGTCTAACAATATCAACACTTAGTATTGCGCATAATATATATTATGTATAATAGGATCGGATACACCAAGGCAAACCACCCAAAATGCCACTTACCGCGTCTTAAAATTTTCCTCTTCGTTTTTGTCAACACCCCTGCGTAAATTCTACTATGGAAGAAGTCTGGAGTAACCTAACAGATGACAACACTGACAAGTGGCTTCATGCTATCGACCGCGCAGATCGCTACCACACAATGATTCTAGTTTTCCGAAGTGGTTTGATCGAACCATCCCTGCGCCACCTGCAACTCGCAGCGCACCAGTTCTACGATCGTATGTCTCCACAGGAGTTACGAGTGTTTAAAGAACGTATTCGTGGCCATGCATTTGTAGATATTGCGCAGGAAATGGAGATAACCGAGTCCTCAGTCAAAGAATACTGGCGCAGGACGTTAATTAAAATAAAAGCTGTCATCGAAAGCTCTAATAAGGAAGATGGATAAGAAAACAAAGAAAATAGATCCTGAAAAGGTAAAAATGCTTGCTAGTTTTGGCTGCAACTACATCGAAATCGGCAAATACTTTGAAGTGTCCGAAGGTACAATACGCAAACACTTCAAAGCGAAGGTAGAAGCTGGTAAAGAAGAGATGAAGTTCAAACTGCGCAGATCCATGTGGGTTAGCGCAATGGAAAACAACTCAATTGCTATGCAAATCTTCATGGCCAAGAATTATCTTGGCATGACAGATAAAACTGCTGTAGACATGACAGGTAATTTAGAAACAGTGCTAAAAGAGTGCGGTTTCGAGGATAATCCGATTGATAAAGTCAATACTGAACAAGCAAAAGCTATGGAGGATTTTGGGATACCAACCGACTCCACAGCAGTTGGCCGTTCATAACAGTAAAGCTAGGTATCGCGTCTGTTTAATGGGCCGCCGCAGTGGGAAATCCTACATGGCAGCGCATGAGATCATGCCTTGGCTGCTCACACCCAACACACGTGGTTGGATTGTAGGACCAAACTACTCACTGGCAAATAAGATTGCACGTGAGGTAAAGCGTATTGTAATGACAGAACTAAAACTGCCATTAGAAAGCAAGAAAGAGATTTCTGGCGATTTATACTATATGAAGCTCGCAGGCTTAAATAGTGAAATAGTTGTAAAATCGGCTGACGCAGTCGATAGTTTGATAGGAGATGGCTGACCGAAAGGTCGGTATTTTTAGGCATTGATTATTTAATAATAGATGAAGCAGCACTTATCCCACGTAACACATACGAGATGTATTTAAGACCTACACTAGCAGATCGACAAGGTTGGTGTTTATTTATTAGTACACCGCGTGGATTCAACTACCTGCACAAGCTCTACAAAGATTTTGGCAAGAATCCTGAGTTTCCTGACTGGGAATCATGGCGATTTCCATCTACGCTATCCCCATATTTTAAAGATGACGTAGAAGAACTGAAACGCACACTCACAAAAGAAACCTATAGGCAGGAGTTTCTTTGCGAGTTTCAGTCATACCAGGGCAAGGTGTATCCACTAGATAGAGAAAAGCAGATACGCGAGGATGTAACCTACGATCCATCGAAGCCTGTATATATGGGTATAGATTTTGGCTATCGTCACAGCGCAGCGAATATCGTGCAGTTGCATAAGCGTGAGAAAAACTTCGCTGAAATACACCAAATTGACGAAGTCAACCTGCAAAACACGCGTACAGAGGAGTTTGCACGTAAAATTAACTCACTTGGCTACGAATTTACTGGTATATGGGGCGATCCAGCAGGATCTGGCACAAATTTGCAGTCAGGAATTAGTGATATAGCCGTTTTTAAGCAACATGGTCTAAACGTCAAGATAAAACGCGATGCAGTAACCAGAAATGTAGTGTCTGGAGTATCGCATGTACGCAGGTGGTTTGAGGATGCCAATGGTGACCCTCACTTTTTTATCCATCCTAAGTGTAAGGCAAGTATCGAATCATACGAAAATTATCATTATCCAGAGCATCGTGAAGATCAAACGCTGCGCCACGAACCTAAAAAGGATGGTAAGTTTGACCATCACTGCGATGCACTTAGATTTTTACTGACTAATTTGTTTCCAATGAAAAACCGACACGCTGGTGTCATCGATTTCTTTTAAAGGTAGAATATGCTAATTATCCAAGATCAATCAGAAGGCGCATTATTAGGCGCATTGCAAGAGCAGTTAAAATACATCGAGGATGAGCGCACTCGCGAGCGTGACTATTTGATGGACTTCTACGAAGGCATCAACCTAGAACACTACGTGAGTGACTATTTTGGTCCAGAAACCCTGCGCCAGACAGTCATTCCAGAAAATAATTTAACACGCCGAGTTTGCAGCCTGCGCAGTATGACTTATAAACGTCCACCGCGCATGAGAGCAAGTGAATTGTATATGAATGCAATTGACAAGCATGGCCTGAACGCGCAGCGCAGGATCTTGGAGCGTTTAACGTTTCTTTTGGGTAATATGGCATTTAGGAGTAAGTGGAACGAAGTAGATCAAAAGATAGAATACGAGATATTATCGCATTTTACACCGCTTTTCTTAGCTGGAGATAGCAGAGAGAAGCCTATTGGCGTTATGTACCCAATTGAAAACCAAGGCAACGCTAGATCTTCGGAAGTGGTCAACGCAGTATGGACTGAAGAAAGATATGGTGTACCAGGAAGGCATTTCTTAGTGGATGAAGAAGGTAAAGTGATGAGTGTGAACGAAAACGATATAAATCCATATGGAGTCCTACCAGTAACGTTTTGCCATCGCTATCCACCGATCAGAGATTATCACGTAGGCAACGCACTAGATGTGGTGAAAACAGATTTAGCAGTGAATGTGGCACTCTTAGAATTAAACCTAGCTATTCGCTATGGATGTTTAGGTATTAAATTCATTACTGGTGTAGATGATCCAAGTCGTATTACAATTGGCACTGATAAAATTTTGTATCTTCCAGAGCAAAGTAATTTTGGTGTTACATCTAGTGGTGGCAACCTAAATCAGATTATAGATTCCACAAGATTTCTAGTGGAAACCACATTAAATAACAATCACATTCGTGCAAAATACGCCAGAGATGACTCAGGCAATGCACCCAGCGCAGCTAGTTTATCTATTATTGAAATGGAAAACATGGATGAGCGCAGCGCAATGACTGAGGATACATGGAGACCTTGGGAGCAGCGCAGATATAAGGTAGACAAAAAGATTTTAGAAGTAGAAGCAAATATTAACGTAGGTGACGAATATAGTGTTGACTTCTTAGAACCAAACTACGCATTAACACCAGAAGCAGAGATTATGCTTTGGAGTTGGCGTTTTGATCGTAATTTATCTACACCAATGGATTGGTTTGATTATCATAACCCAGATGCAAGCCAAGAAGATAAAGCAAGGTTTGAAGAACAGCAAGCTGAAGCACAAGAACCTGCACCACAAAATAGACTACTCAATATCTTAAATGCCAACAATAGACCAAGCAGTTAACTCGTATGAAAGCAGTATCGATGATAGCATCACTGGATTTACAGAGGATGTGGAAAACCTTGAGGAAGAAGGTGTCTCTACAGCGGAAATATTGGGTATTGTCGCTGCAATTGATTTTTCGTCCTATTTTATTGAAGAGCTACGTTTTTCTACCGCAATCAACTCCTTTATGGCTACAACAGAAGATATTCTTACTGATTTGCCGTTTTTTGGGAATCCAAGCGAAACACAACTCTTGGCTATCCAAAATTTATCAAGGCAAGGCATAGAAGGAGTTAGTAGGCAGGTGTTTAACTCAATGCAGAATGCAATGGTTTCAGGTCTTTCTAGTGGCCTGCGTGGTGAACAGTTAAAGGATTTAATGCGTAATTCAGTTAAGACGAATGTACCTCGGTCTGAGAACATAATCGGCACGCTACTAGGCGATTACAGGCGTTCTGTGATAGCAACAATGGCTATGGGTTTACCAGAAGATACTGAATATGAGTATATTGGACCAGATGATGAGAAAACCAGACCGATATGCAGAACATTTTTAGCTAGTGGACCATTAACCAAGTCTGAGATACGACAAGTCAAGCCAGATGCATATGAGCATGGTGGTGGAGTGCGTTGCAGACATTATTGGAGTCCTATAGATGTTTAAACTGCAAGACATATTGAAGTTTAACGAATCCGATGTCAAAAAAATGGCACAGAATACTGTTAGAAGGCATAAGAAACAGATTTTAGATGGTAAAGATTTTCAAGGTAAATCATTTGGTAGCTATGCACCATATTCAGAAAGTTACGCAGCTAGAAAAAAAGTTAATAAGAGTGATGTAAACTTAAAACTATCTGGTAAAATGCTAAATGCATTCAATGTACAACGCACCAAAGTTAAAAAAAATCAAGAAATACAATATTTGTACGGCATTAAGAAAAATAAGCAAGGAACGAAGTTGTTTAATCATAATGAAGGCACAGAAAAAATGCCAAAACGTTCCATAGCTGAAAATCAACATTTAGGTGAAGATGTTGAAGTAGGTGTCGTAAAAGACTTCGCCAATACAATTGGCAAGAACCTATCACGTATGAGCAAGACACACGTAAAGTTAAACATATAGGAGTGACAGTATGTCCGAAGAACAAAACGAAGTTGCACAGCCAGTGCCTGAACCTACAGTTGAGTCTGTAGAACCAGAAAAAAAAGAAGAAGAAAGCCAACCGCAACTCGAAGTTGGTAATCTTATCGCGGAAAGCAAGAAATACCGCGCTCGCGCACAAAAAAGTGAGCTGGAACTTGCAGAATTACGCAAAGAAATCGAGGATTCTCGTGTATCTCAAATGGAAGAGCAAGAGCAATGGAAATTACTTGCCGAGGAACGCGCAGCAAAGTTAGCGCAACTCGAACCCATTGTTGAAGCTGCAAAAAAGCAAGAAGCAATGCTTCGTGCTGAGTTGTTAATGGAGATACCAGAAGAAGAGCATGCCACATTCGGAGAGTTACCTCTGGAAGCATTGCGTGCTATAGTAAAAAAACTAAAAACACAACGCGTTAGTGTTTCTAATGCTCCATCTAAGCCAGTCAATGATAGCAATGTTGAATTAAGGAAGATTAAAGACGAGGACAGGCGTATGAATTGGAGCAATATATTAGATTCATATAAACGCAAATAAATGAATAAGGAAAGAAACAATGGCTGATGGTAACGTAACAACTACCACCGCGGCAAAGTTCATTCCAGAACTCTGGAGGGACGCTATCCTGGATTATGCTGAACGTAAGTTCGAGTTGCGTAATCAGGTGATGGACTTTTCATCCGAATTACCTTCTGGAGATGTACTCCATATACCAAAGGTAACAGAGGAAGCTGCCGCTTCAAAAGACGCAGGAACTGCGGTAACTTACACAAACAACACTGATGGTGAAGTCACCATTACTGTTAATCAACATCATTATGAAGCGAAGAGAATCGAAGATATTGTTCGCGTCCAGGAAAGTGCAAACCTTTTTGGTGCATATGCTCAGTCTATGGGTTATGCATTAGCTAAGAAGGTTGAAAACTACTTGGCAGTAGACATACTTCAATCTGCAACTGGTAATGATGTAACTCTTGGAACAGATAACCAAGTAACCTCTGCAAAGCTACGTGAAGGTTTGCAGAAGTTATTAGATGCAGGTCACGATTACGCTGATGGTGAAACATTCTTATATGCATCACCTGCTGCGTACATGTACCTCTTGAGTTTGCAGGATTTCTATGATTCATCTCGTAGAGGTGACGATCAGAATCCTAATGTCTCTGGTGGCGTAGGCTTTATTTATGGTATGCCAACATACATTTCAACTGATTGGGATGATGATGGTGGTACTGGTGATGAAACTGCGACTGTATTCAAGAAAGAATCAGTGTACATGGCAATGCAGATCGCACCTAGGGTGCAGTCAGCATATGATATAGATCACTTAGCGACAAGCGTGGTTGCCGACATTTTGTTTGGCGCATCTTTGTCACATGGTGCTTCCAGTACATCACTTGGAGTTGTTAACTTCAACAATCCATCTTAATAGTATATAAAGATGATGAATAATGTGGGTGGGCAAAATTGCCCACCCATGTTCATAGGAGAAAACATGAAATATTTTAAAAGAAAAGATGGTTCGGTTTTTGGAAAACTAGATACCATAAGCAAAGAAACTATTGATAGTTTTATTAAAAAAGGCTATGAGCCATGTAACGAAAAAGGCGAAGTAAAGAAGCCTAAAAGAAAACTTTCATTAAAGAAAAAGAAATGAAAACAAACGATTTTTTATGTCATCGTTGCAACTATAAGTGGGAACAGTTATGGTCCAAAGATGATAAAATACGTTGCCCAAAATGCGGATCATTTAAATTTCGCAAGTTAATTGCAAGTCCAATGATTCACAGTAAAACAATTTCAGATGCCAGTCTAAGAAGTCAAGGCATCATAGATTAAACCAAAATGCCCATGAGAGCAGCCAAGCTCGGTAAGGCATTAGAAAAGGAGAAAAAAGATGGCTGATCTATCCAAACATTCAGTGGTTGAATCACTGAATATGTCTAGCTCTGCACAGCATTCAGTACAATCCGCACAAAGCGTAGCCACAGGCACAGAATATAATTTAAATGTAACTGCGGTTCACACAATCATATTACAACCTAGCAGCGATGTATACTATGGCTTTAGTTCATCCTCAAGCGACATGATCAGTGCATCAAATAGTTTATATCTTTCAGGTGGTGATACCATTTATGAATTAGCAGTACCTCAAGGTATTGGATCAGCGGTATACCTGCACTTACTTGGTAAAGGTGCAACCTCGACAGTACGAATTGTCTTAGCATAGGAGCATAGCATGGCATCATTTAAAAATTTAGTTAGCACAACATCCGCACAAATATCCTCTGGTGGTACAATAACAGGAGATTTAGTCATCAATGGAGATCTCCAGGTTGATGGTGGAGGATCATTGAGTTTCGATGAAATAATAGAAGGGACATCGCAAGTAAAAGTAACAAATACATCTGCTTTTTTAGTGGAGAAGGCGGACGGAACAGATGTATTTATAGTAGATACCACAAATGCTAGGGTGGGTATCGGAATCACGCCATTAGCTACTTTTCATGCAAAAATGGCTTCTAATGTTAATTTTACAACAACTGCAAATAGTTCATCTTTACGATTAAATGCAGTAAATGATGCCGTAGATGCGACTATTCCATTAGAAATAAATTCAACAAGTACAAAGTTTTTAAGTAATGTAGAAATTACAACTGCTGATAACACAGATACATTAACACTTACATCTACGGATGCTGATGCAAGTTCTGGGCCAAATTTAAGATTATATAGAAATTCATCTTCTCCAGCAGACTCAGATGTTTTTGGTCAAATAGATTTTGAAGGTAGAAACGACAACAGTCAAGATTTCGTTGGTGCTATGATAAAAGTAGCATCTGGTGATGTATCAGATGGTACAGAAGATGCTCAAATAGAATTTGATGTTATGACTGATGGTACTTTACGAGAGTATATGAGAATGGCATCTGGCTCTACTCCAGCAGTTATATTTAATCAAGACAGTAGAGATATAGATTTTAGAGTATTATCAGATAATCTTGATCCAGCTTTTTTTGTTCAAGGTTCTGATGGTAATGTAGGTGTTTCAAATAGCTCTCCACAATCTAAAATACATATTGAAAGTACAACTCAAGCACCAGCACTTACAATTGACCAATCAACTGAAAACTACAATGGTGGTTTACGAATAAGAAATAATGTAGGCGGAGGTAATGATTCTAATTGGGATATTTATGGTTCAGGTTCCGATTTACGAATTGCACACTTAACAGCAAGTAATAGTAGTTATCCAGACCTTAATACTGGATTTAGTAATTATTTTAGCATTACTTCGGCTGGTTTAGTTGGAGTTGGAACTGTCTCACCAGCAACTCCTCTTCATGTTGCAGATGATGGTTCTGCTAATAGTATAATGTCAAATCAGATAGTAAGAATAACTCCAGCAGATGCAAACAATGGTTTAAATATTGGTTCAGATGGTACAGATGCTATGATTGGTGTTACAAATAATGATACTGATTTACATTTCTTATCAAGAACTGGTGGTGCATATAGTAAAGCAATGACTATTGATGGTGCAACTGGCAATGTCGGTATTGGTTCAACGCCTACAAGGAAATTATCAGTTTTTGGAAGTGCATATACAGAAGCTGGTGGTGCGGATGCAAATATATTTTTAAGCGTTGCAAATTCAAGTTGGTCAGGTATGGCTTTGTTAGGTGGGACAAGTCAAGGTGGATTTATAGATTTTGGTGATACAGATGCAGTTCATAGAGGTAGAATTTTATATAGTCATGCAAGTGACAGTATGCAATTCAATACTTCTGCTACTGAAAGAATGAGACTTACAAGTACAGGCGTGGGTATTGGTTGTGATCATCCCAGTGTTCCTTTGGAAGTTGAATTAAGTGGAGATACAGGAACTTATTTTGAAGGTGGTGGAAGTGGAAATGGTGCTTCTGATGCAAGACATCTTACAATAACAGCATCAACTACAACAAATGCTGGAGATACACATACAATTAATGCAGAAAGTGCTACTGGAGTATTAAAATTTGCTACTACTGGAAGTGATAGAATGAGAATTAATAGCTCAGCTGTAATTATAGGTACTCACAATTCAAATGCCCATCGTTTAGCAATAGAATCAAGACACTCAACTGTGCCTTTTGGTCAGATAGTCGCTGGAAGTTCAGACCAAAACCAAGCAGTTGGATTTCAATTTGTTACTAGAGATAGCAATGGAGATGAAAATAATACAATGTACCTTACCTCTACAGGCTTGGGTATTGGAACCAATAGTCCTTCAGCCCCCATTGATGTTGCAACTTCAGGTTCATCTGGGACTGCAATGATACTTAGAAATAGTGATTCGATTGGAATGGCTATTAACATTAATACTGATGAATCATTTTCAATGTTTGATTATGTTGGTGGTGCATATAATCGTTCAATAACATCACAAGGTGGCAGAGTTGGTATTGGAACGACTAGCCCTTCATACCCTCTCACAATTTCTAAAACAGAGTCATCTGCAAGTGATTTTCAAACAAACTTAGATATAAAGAGAAACTGGACTTTAGGTGATGCAACAGATAGACTTCATGGATTAATATTTAGTGATTTAAATTCTATAAATGCTGGTATTTTTGTTAATAGATATAACTCTGCTGGTAATTATGAAAGTCATTTAAATTTTTATACAAATGGGCCAAATGGTGGTTCATCTCATATGACACCTTCAAATTCACTTGGTAATCCTAAAATGACCTTAAATAGCTCTGGCTCACTAGGTATCGGCACATCAAGTCCTTCAAATCTTGCATCTCATGGTTTACAAATTCAAAATACAACTACAAGCTCATCTACAGAAGGTGGTGAGGTAAAACTTACTTCAAATGATGGTTCAGCTTTAGAATCTGGTCATAGACTTGGTGGAATTATGTTTTCTGCTTATGAAGATTCTGGAAGTACGCAAATAAATGGTGCATCCATAGAAGCATTTGCAGAATCTAATTGGACAGGTTCAAACAATAGCACATTTTTAACTTTTAAAACAAACGAATCAGATAACTCATATTTAGAACGCATGAAAATTACATCTGATGGAACAGTAGACCACAAAGGAAATTACATAGTAAACGAACAAGGCAATCAAAACCATGTAGCCAATACAATGTCCTCTCCATATTATAGATTGGATGGCGTAAACGATAAAATAGAAGTAGCTGATAATGCTAATTTAGATTTTGCTACAAATGATTTTAGTGTAGAGGCGTTGGTAAGAATACCATCTGGAGTTGCTAGTAGAACTATTTTAGGGAAAATAGACCATACTAATGCTGGATTAGAAGGCTATTCAATGGAGGTTGGTGCTAATGGTAAACTTGCTGGAAGAATAGTTGGAAACAATACAAGAACTTTAATTAGCGAAGGTTCAACAGTTATAGCTGATGGTAATTATCATCATGTTTGTATAACATTTGATAGAAGTGCAAATGCTACTGTTTATGTAAATGGAGTAGCAGAGGGAACAACAGATATATCTGGGTCAAGTGGAGATGCTTCTAATAGTAATCCTTTTCAGATTGGAACTAACGACCAAGAAGCTAACTTTACTGAAATGGAAATTTCTCATGCAAGAGTATTTAACAACTTATTAACAGCTACAGAAGTAAAAGAACTATATAGTGGTGCAAGTGTAGAGTATAAATACAAAGGTGCAAATCAGACTAATTTAACATCTGGTACTTTAGTAAAAGGTAAAGCATATATAATTACTACTTATAATTCAAATGATGATTTTACAAATTTAGGAGCATCCTCAAATGCAACTGGTGTCAAGTTTGTATCTACTGGCACTACTCCAACAGAATGGAATCATAGTTCTGTTTTGCATCCAATCGGTGCAGTAGCTGAATACGATGGTAGTTCTGCTGGTGAAAAGGTATGGGGAGATAAATCTGGAAATTCTTTAGATGGAACTGTAACTGGTGCAACTTTAGAAAATGCTCCATACGATGCTGGTACAGAATATGAAGAAGGTACACATACAGCAACAGTTACTTGTGGTACAAGTGGTACAATAACTTTAAATAGTAGCTATCAAACACTTACTTATGTAAAAGTCGGTAGACAGGTTACTGTGACTGGATTATTGTTTGTTTCTTCTGTAAGTAGTCCAGATGGATTTTTTAAGGTTTCTTTACCTTATGCGATTGCTTCTGGAGATCAACACAGAGTTTCTGGTGGTGTTAGTATGGATAATACTTCTTCTGCAAATATATCTGATTTTGTTGGACTTGGCATAAGCGGTGAAAGTTTTTTAAGAGTTTATTTAGGAGATAATACTGATGCACAATCAGATAGTGCTAATGATTTACAAGCTGGTTCATATATAACAGTTGGATTAACATACTTTACCTAATTGGATTGATTAGGTTGGAACAAAAAAGGAGTCAGTAATG